CTGCACCAGTTCGAGTTTCAATACAATGCCCAATTTCACAGAAGTGTTTATCAACGCTAAAAGGACTTGTTGGGACTACTTCTGCTGTAGCTTGTCCTGATACCTCTCCAGTGTCTGCTGTTAATCCAGTTCTTGCCAGATAACCTCTGACTGTTGTTCCCCAATAATAAACATCAGCTATCCCACTTATTACAACCCAAGCCTCACTTCCATCACTAACACCACTATCTAAAAATACCCCAATACAACTTGGCACATCTACTGGAACTAATTTAACTGCATCATTTGTTGAATCATCAGCAGTCACACAATAACCTGCAATAGAATTAGCTCCTGTTTTATTTGTTAATTTAATAGCAAATCCACCTGTTCTTGTCATCTTTGTTTTTTCACAAAGTTCTAAATCTCCTGTTCCAGTTTTAATAACACCATCTGTTTGGTCGTGAGTTAGAGAAATCCATTGAGTATTATCTGTGTCTGGGTTTATTGCTGAATGAATGAATAGAGTCGGATTTGCTTGTGTTCCATGGTCAAAATTCCTTCCCCAAGAAGTATCTCCATTTACAATTAAAAACTGATTTCCAGCTTCATCTTGCATAGCCAATCTAAAATCAGTAAGAGTTGGCTCATATTTTAAATAAGCCCTTGAAGAACCTAAAGCAGTATCTACAAATCCAATATAACCCGGAGAAAGAAAAGTCATACTATCTCTAAATCTTGTTTTTTGAGCTACTTCTAACTCTCCTGTTATTAATAAATCCTTTTCACTATTTAATCCATGAATTGTAGTAGTTCCAACTCCTATTCTGTTATAATCTCCTGTTTTTCCTAAGAAAGTTGTTTTTGTTCCATCGTTGGAAATGTCCATACCTGCAATATCTGCAGTTGTAGAAGTCATCTTTACAAATGAGGGAGAAGCAGTTGTCTGAACATCTTGGTGTGGATGGTCACTTCCTATTTCATCATCAACATATTTTTTATTAGCAATATCAGAATCAGTTGTGGGAGTTGTTAAGACTATTCCTGCTGAGTGATCTCCTGATTGATTAGGAAGAAACATATCAGAAGCAATTGGAGTTTTAGGTTCAAACTTTTGTGATTGTCTTTTAGTTCTATTCAACAAAGTTTTTGCCTGAACCATTTTAATTGATGAGTTCTCTATCCTTCTGTAGAACTCTTGTTTTAACTCCATTCAAGCCTTGTGGTATAAGGTTTTCCTGCCTTCCTGTCTGTTTAGTTGTCCCTGCAGTCAAACCAGATACATGAGGCCAGTTTGTTTTAATTTCTTTTTCCCCAGATGTTGCCATAATATATTATAGAATTAGATTATATAAATTTATGCTTGAACATAAGAATAAATAAATACTTTTCCACTTGCAGCATTAGGCACAACAATAATCTCTCCAGACGCTGTTAAAGTTATAGCATCCATAGCTGTTTTTATAGCTGCGGCTGTTCCATCAAATTCTCCGTGTGTAGTCCATGTAATATCTGCCATTTATGCCACCGTTGCCTCAAGGACACCCTTGTCTTTTAATTCTTTGATAACAGTTGTTAGAACAAGTGCAACTGCAGCCGCAGATGCTTCTGTTCCTGATAGTGATAAACTCTCTGTAAAATTAGTTACAACAAATTTAGATGATCTCATGTCCCTAGGACCATTAGTAATTGCTTCTGCCATTATTTCTCCTTTTTCTTTTTAGTTTTCTCTTCCTCTTTTTCCTCAGAAATAATTTTTTCAAAATCAACAGGATTCTTTTTGTTAAGATATTTCTCCCTAATACTCTCCATCCCATGCTTAATATTATTTTTCCAAACTTGTTTTTGATTAGCGTATTTAGGATTTTCCAATAAGTCTTTGTAATGCTTGTATGCTCTTAATGCGTGTTCTTGTGTCATCTTATCATCCTATTGTATCAGAAATAACATGCACAGCATTAGGGTCTGTTAGAATACATTCGCCCTCTTCTGCGACTCTTATTGTAGTTCCGATTAATGGTTCTTTAATTGCAACTGATGTAATTCCCATGAATGATTTCCATGTTGCAGCTCTATTTGGCACCCATTGATAAACCCAATCAGTTGTGAATATCTCATCTACTAAAACATTCCATCCTAATATTTCCATGATAACTCCAGTCTTTAATTTCTCACTTGAGAAACTTGGAATACTTGAACCTTTAACACTTATTAAATAATTTAATAAATATTTATGTTCTATAGAATTCATTGCTAAGATTCCACCATTAGGATCATAACCTTGTGCTCTTATTAATTGAGCTCCGTTTGTAATGTCTAAGATTGGGTTCATAGTTGCTGTTTGGTCCCAGCCATCAGTTGAAGCTGTTGTCTGAACTGTGTTTGTAGCAGTTAATGGTTGTGTTGGAGTTGCAGCTAAACAATTAAACATGATTTCGAATATTCTTGCTCCAACTCTCCTTTGAACACCCCTAACTATATCATGAAGATTTGTTCCAAGAACATCTATATCACTATCTTTAATATCTTCATCAGATAATAAAGGAGAACTTAAAAAGAATTTTTTAACATAAGATGTTTGTCTATCCCAACTTTGCTCAACAACTTCAGGTCTTGAACGATAAGCTGTATCTGCTCTTGATAAAGTCATTCCAGTAGTATCGGTTGTATCTAAGAAACCACTCTCTTTCTGATACCATCTAATTTCTCTTGCAGAAGTTTTAGAATTAGCAATATAACTTTTAATAACATTAGGTTCTAATTCTGCAAAACCCTTAGCTAACTTATCAATATCAATTCCTCGAATGTCTGCCATTCCGCTTGTGTTAGGGTCTGCTAATGCCATCTTATTTTGTTGAGTTGATTATTGAAGGTCTTAATTCCATTCTAAATGATTCGCCATCTGTTGCAGTTTCCAATGCAATGCCTAAAGATTTACTTCCTGATAATGTAGCTGTTGCTCTATTAGAAATAACTGCGTTTGCTACAAGGTCGTCCTCAGTTCCAAGACTATCTCCGACAGTAATACTTCCAGAAGCTACAACCTTGAATATTCCACCTCTATAAACATCTATCCTAACCATGCCATCATCAGCTATTTTTTCAGAACCTGCAATTCCACCGACAATATCATTAGCTCCGTCAGCTAATGCTACAGTATTAAGATCTGTAAGTTTTAGAATAGCACCTTTTGCTATTCCTGTGCCATCTGCACAAGTAAAAGGAATAGGTAATTCTGTTTCAACAAGGAGAACTGCTTCGTCTGACATTTTAATTTCGGTATACCGAAACTAATGAACTATTTAAATCTTTCTATTTTATCTTGTTTAAGTGAGGGTTGTATTTTGAGGTTGTTAGCTCTTGAATTCTTTGAAATAACTTTAAAAATCTTATATCAATAACCCCAACAAGCCAAAAGGTTAGAAGGACCAAAAGAGTAGCCCCACCTGCGATTACAACACTTAAGTTAAGCAGGATCTTTAGACTTGCTGAGATTAATAGGGCATTTCTTAATTCATAAAACCAACCTTGGCCTATGCTAAGTCTGATTTTTATTTCTGCTAATTTAGATACTAATTTAGATTGCCTCATGAGTCCACCCTTTATATTCTCCCTCTATGTTTGTTACCTCGTCGTCATATCTTACACCAACGACAAGCATTCCAACATGTTGCATGAGCCATAGATATTTCTCTTTTGTTTCAAACTTAGGAACTTTCTCTAACTGCAATATCTTCCTTAACATCCCCCATCTGAAATTGCTTAGATTATATCTATTGACTCTCGTCTTTAGAGTTGTTAGAACTATGTCTATATCTTCTTTAGGGCAGATGTATTCATAAATTCCAAAGGGCAATACTCTAATCTGGCTCTCAATCCATATAACCTTTTTCTCTGATCCTTTAGTCATTGGAAGTTTATGTTTTTGAGCAGACATATCTCTGATTAATAAATCAACTTCACTAATCTTACCATAAGGAATAAAAGCTATGTGCATTTTATCTTTTTGCTAATAAGATCTTATCTTTAGCAAGTCTGAGGAATGCTTTATGCACTATGATTGTGTTCTCAGCTTGTTTAATCATCATCTCAGATTCAAGTTTAACCTTATTCCATAGAGCTTCTAAAGGAGTGCCAATCTTGACTTTCAAATCCTCAGGTGTAGTTGGTTTACTCATTTTTCATTGTCCTTTCAGCATAGTCTTTTGCAGTTTCTTCCTTAACTTCTTCAACTGGAGCAAGGCCAGATTTACCGCCAAGTCTTATGTTAGTATGTAGCTCTTCTAATTTAGCTCTTTCAGCTCTCATATCTTCTAACACTTTTTCAGTCCTTTTTCTCTCTTCACTGACTCGCTCAAGAATTGGACGCTCATCAGGCTTATCCCCCTCTTCAACAGGTTTAACTGGATCCTCTGAATAGGAGTCTAAAAGTTTCTCTTGTGTTGTTTCTTTTTCATCCATTCTTTATTAACCCCCTTTCAAATCAATTCTCCATTTATTGATTTTGATCTCTTTAATGACTCCCTGCTCTCTCAACATCTTCAATGTAGCCAACACAACTCTATCATTAGAACCAATGAACTTAATGATCAAGTTTCTTAAGTCTTGTGTATAAATATAATCTCTCTTAGTAGCGTCGGTATATTTCTTTAGTATATTAATGCATGTTTGGTATCTTGTTAATCCCATACATATACATATACACACTCATATATAAACCTTTGTATGTGTTTAAATCCTTACCTTACTTTAACCCTTATCATAGATTTAGAGTAAATTGACGTATATAATAGAAATCATACTGACGAAGTCTATTTGATTATATACGTCTATTTTGCCATATATACACCAACCTTACTTCTCACCATAGATATAATGTCGCTTACTCCTCTGTATACACTTGATGACTACGACAGGACTCTTGATTCTGCCTTTTTATTTCTTTAAGAAGCATCTCTCTAATATCTAAAATGTCGCTCTCTTGAAAGCCATTGTCTTGAAGGATTAGAGGCATTGAGCCATTTGGAAAAGGAGGATTGAAGTGCATTTGTTTATTAGGGGGTTGTTATTTATATAGTTGTGTAACCACTATAACTCAGTAACATTTATATAATCTGGTTGCTTTTTAAGTGCGCACCCTTAAAAAGAGTGATTTATTTGGTTTACTTTCGTTATAGTGGCAGCACCTGCACATGCCCAATACAATTACATTAGAATAAGGGTATGTTACTTGTGCCTGGTTCGCCTATAAGGGCTCACATTTCAACATTAACTACTTTTAAAATAAAAGCCCTTGCGCAGGTCTTTTATTTTAAACGCGCAGGGGGGGAGTTATGATTGAGTAATGTCGTGCACATGTAATTCACTCTTATTCTAATGCAATGTGCTTGTTGTGCTGTATTGCGCATGTGCAAGCGCGTTGTTACTATTGAGTAGCGACGTTCAGCACTTAAGGGGGGGGTAGGGGGGGGTAGACCCCACAGAAAATTTTAAAAACTATGTATTCTTAGTCCCCCCATGAAAGATTACGGAACACATGAAGAAATGAAAGAACAACATGAAGATAATGATGTAAATCCTATATATGAGGACTACTTCAGAGGGATACCATGAAAGGAAGAAGAAAAGTAACTAAAGAAGATAGAGAATGGGCTAACCAAGTAAAAAGCAGAGATGGCTTTATGTGTGTAATATGTGGAGAAACCGACAGACTCAACGCTCACCACATTCTCCCAAGAGAACTCAAAGACACAACTCATGATCTATTAAATGGAATCTCCTTATGCCCTTCTCATCACAGATTTAACAGAACTCTCTCAGCGCATCAGAACCCTTTGGCTTTTTTTAAATGGATGATGATTAACAGACAAGGGATTTTTACATATCTACACAAAAAATGCAATATAAATTTGACATAAATAGGCCTTGGCTCTCCCTTGATCCTTGGCAAAAGGAATATTGCTTTGATATTAACCCTAAACAAGACAATTTTCTTCTAACAGGCAGACAAGTTGGCAAAACTACTGCTATGAGCATCAGAGCTGTTGAATTGTGCATAAAACACTTCAAAAGAGGAGAATTTGTGCTAATTAACTCAATTACTGAGAAACAGGCCTATCATATGTTAGCAAAGGCTTCTGTTTACGCTAATGAGAAGTATCCTAATAAAATAATAGAAAAAGGCAAAGAAAAGCAAACAAAACACAAATTAATGTTTAAAAACGGAACAGGTATACTTTGTTATGCTGCAGGAGAGAAAGGAGTGGGATTAAGAGGCTATACAATCAAAAAACTCATGATTGATGAGGGTTCTCAAATGAGTGAAGAATATTTTATTGCAGTTATGCCTTCTTTATCTGTTATTGGGGGATCTATGGATATTGCCTCAACTCCATACGGAAAACTGCATGAAGACGGAACAGAGAAGTTTTTTTATAAATGCTCAAACGAAAAGGGATTTAAGAAAGTCTATGTTTCAGGAGAGGATTGCCCAAGACATTCTAAAAAATTTCTTGAAACTCAAAAAGAGAGAATGAGTAAATTAGCGTATGCTCAGGAATACCTTGCTGTGTTCACTGATGAACTCAAAAGACTTTTCCCAGATGAACTCATTAAAAAAATTTGCGTTTTGAAAAGAACTCAAAGAACATACGGAAGAGATTATTTCATAGGAGTTGATGTTGCTGGACTTGGTGAAGATGCGTGTTCTTATGAAATTTTAGAAAAACTGCAACATGGGGACATTCATCAAAGAGAGAGCTTGACAGAAAATAGAAACTTCACAACAGACACATCAAACAAAATTATAGATCTAAATAGATTCTATGATTTTAGAGGAATTGGAGTTGATGATGGGGGAGTTGGATTTGGAGTTTATTGTGAGTTGATGAATAATGCTGATACAAAGAAAAAAACAACTGCGCTAAATAATGCAAGTCGTGCAATAGATTATAAAGGAACAAAATCTAAAAAATTATTAAAAGAAGAAATGTATATTGCTCTTTTAATTGTAATGGAAAAGAACAAAATTTTACTACTCGATGACGATGACATTAAGGCAAGTTTATCCTCTATTCAACATGAAGATGGACGAATTTTTGGCTCAAACTCTCACATAACAGAGGGAATTATGAGGGCCTTAAGATTAATTGAAAATAGGAAAAATTTAAGTAGTTGGATTAGTTCTTTTAAATTATGAACTTCAAAGAAAAATATATAAGTGATAAAGAAAATTCTTTAAAAGAGGATTTGTCGAGGATTGTTGTATCAAACGAAGCCTATGCTATTATGGATGTTATTAATGAATTAATTAATAAAATTGAACATGTGAGGTCTGGTTTATGAGTTGGGGATTATGCACATCAGGGAGCGCAATAGCAAAAGCAGGAGTTAATGTTAATTCTAAATTTCAACCCCCAATTACTGCTGAAACTGAGATGGCAGAATTTAGTGATCAAGCAGAAGGAACTGTCTGCATGAAAACAAGAAGAGATTGGGTAACAACTGCAGGGGGATCTATTATTATGAATGCTGTGGAAGATGCTGTTAGTGATTTAATTGCTATTAAATTAATAGAACATGATATGTCTGGCTATATTAAAGGAGAGGCCCAGACTATGCTTGATGTTCTGACTACAAATTCAGACACAATAATTAAAGATCTAAGAGAAGATAAATTTCAAGTTTTAAACAAATAAAATGCCATTGCAAAATAGGTATAGAGGAATACCAGAACCTAACTTAGCTAATTTTGATTGGTTTGATTTAGCCACAGGAACAGGATATAAAACATTTTATGGGATGGATTTAATAGAGGGATCTAACTCATTAGCTTATGTTTTCTCAACACAAACTCTTTATAGCAGTGTAGGGTTCAAATCTTTTTCAAATGCATTAGGAGAGATTAATTTTGATTTAACATTTGAAGTGCCTCTTACAGTAGAGGGGAATGTTTTATTAAATATTGCAGTTGGATCTGAACAAGCTTGGACTCAAACTCTCACTTTTATACTATATCATGTAGATACTGATAATACTGAAACACAACTTGACTCAACTACTGACAGCGTTACTGTAAATAATAATCACGCGATGCTTGCCATTAAATTTGAAGTGCCTGTGAGAAGATTTAAAGCAGGAGAGAAACTTAGATTAAGTCTAAATAGTCCTGCGGTTGGTGCAGGAAAAGCTATTTATTGGCTTTTTGATCCAAAAAACAGATCCACACTATCCCCTGTTCCAGATTTTATAAATTCACAATTAATATTAAATCTCCCAATAAAAATATAAGATGGCAATATTAGACTCAACAGCAACAAGCACAACAGACTTAGATAATGCAGTAGATGATTTTTCTGTGTCCCCAGTATCTTTAGATTATTCTTCTGCAAAAGGAGCTTTCTGGGACTTTCCTGATGCAAAAAAGAACATAGGATATTTAAAAACTATTCCTGAGTGGTTTAGTGCATTAAAAATATTAGCAGTTTGGACTGCAGGTTTAGGTTATGAATTAGAGGATAAATCTCTAATCCCTGTATTAGAAAAAATTAATGGTTGGGGAAATGATACCTTTTTATCTATTATTGAAGACATGATTATTTTTAAAAAAGCAATAGGAGATAGTTTTGCAGAGATCATAAGAAATGATACTGGGGTTTTAGTAAATCTTAAACCCCTATCTCCTGAGAGAGTTAGACTTGTTATAGATGAAAATGGAATCTTAGAAAGATATGATATAAAGCTAGTCAGTGGAAAATATAAGCCAATGAATACAAGAGATATATTTCACCTATCTAATGATAGAATGGCTGATGAGATACATGGATTTGATTTAACTAAGACTGTTCAATGGGTTATCGACGCCAGACATGAGGCTTTAGAGGATGAGAGAAAGATAAGACATAGGGAACTTGCTCTTGGTGTTTTATATCTTGATGAGGATAATGTAGCTAAAAGAAATGCAATGATAGAGAAATATGGGGAAGCTGTTAATAAAGGCGAAGTTTTAGTTCTTCCTAAAGATGTTGCAGAATTAAAAGATAGTGGAGTTACTCCAAGAGATAGATTATCTTATATTCAATACTTAGAAAACTTTTTTTATCAAGCTTGTGGAGTTCCAAGAGTTATGGCAACAAGTGAGGGATTTTCAGAAGCAGGTGGAAAGGTTGGGTTTATGACATTTGAGCCAGTTCATGCAAACGAACAGAAATTATTAGAGGCAGATATGTGGAATCAATTAGCAATCAAAATTAAATTTAACAGGCCTCCAACTCTTAGTGGTGTAGCAAAAGAAGATGAAGCTAAGAATACAGGACAATTAGGTTTCCAACCTAAAGATGCTGAGGCTACTGTGGAGAGAGAATAATGGCAACAAGAATAACTAAAGGTGGGCTTCAATCATATGATCCTCTACAAGGCACAGTATTTAAAAAAAAGAAAAAACCGCCTTTAAAATTTGTAGATCCTAAAGTAGCTATTGCAAGAGCAAAGGCATCAGGCTCAGGTGTTGATAAACCAGAAGTTACAAGGGATGCTGAAACAGGAGAATTATCAGGTCTTAGAGTAGGAGATAAAACCTTTTTAGGATTAGATCCAGAAGAGATTGCTACAATCGCAGCAGGAGAAAAGAGAAAAGTAACAGTTCCAGAGGGAGCAGTTGAAGCAGGAACCTCTGAAAAAGAGAGAAAAATAGAAAAAGAAAAAGAAGAAATTATCGAAGAAGAATCCCCAGAAAGACCAGAATTAGGCCCAGAAGAAAGAGGGGGAGAAACAGTCCCTGTTCTTGGAGCTGAAATTGCAATCATTCAAAATCTTATGGAAGATTCTGCACGTGATGGTTTATTGGGAAGATTAGGAATAAAAGCACAAAAAGAAGGATGGCTACAACCAGAGGTTTATAAAGATTTAGCGAGGACAGAAATAGAGAAAAAAGTTTTTGAAGAAGGAGTTACAGCCTCAGAAAAATTTGGGGCTTTTATAGAATCTATACCAGTATTAGGATTTGTTTCAAAATATGTTGGGGGATTAGTTGAAACTCCTTATGGGAATATTCAAGAAATGAGAAAGAATATTAGAAAAGAAAAAGTGAGAGCTACTAATGCAATGACATTAGCAAGAACAGGAAGCATTTCCCCAGAAGCTGCAATGGAAACCATCAGAGAAGTTGAGGGAGAAATAAATAGATTAGAAAGTAGGATCAAACTTTTAGTAAATTTTTCAGGACAATTAAGATTTAATTCAGATCAAATTAATACAATAGAAACAGAAATTTTAACAACAAAAGAAATATTATTGGAAGCAAAACTAAGAGCATCAGAAGGAGCAATCACAGATCCAACAGAAATGGAATTATTAATGCAATTAAATAAGGGAGAGGATGAAGAGTTATAATGAAAACTAAAACAAATAGACCAATTATAGAAACTATAATTAATACCGTAGCTTTAGCACTGACAGCGTTTGGTGTTCAGCAAATAACCTCAGGTGAGTTAATAGGTTACTTAGCAGTTTGCTTTGGTATGGGGTTAGAGTTTTTAAAATACTGGGGAAGAAAAAATAATTACTGGTAATTAACTTAAATCATCTCCAGCTAATTTGTTTAGTATACCTAATTGGTATACATCTAAAAAGGGCATTTTCACTTTCAACAACTTAATAAATTCTTTAACATCTAATTTATGTATAAAATCATTTGAGGGTATATTTTCTCCCACTATTTTCTCACTTAAATTAAATTCTTTTTCAATGTAGTTGTGTAAATTACTTCCTTCCATTTTATCATAAATCCCGGGATTCCCGGTAAACTCCCCGAAGGGATGGGGCTTAGGAGTAATCAGCATTTCTTACCTTTCCCCTTACCCCAATTGGCAGAGGCAGGATTCGAACCTGCAACACACTCCAGTGCTACTCTGCCTTATCTTTTACTTAAGTTTCCATAACTCTATAATATAACAAGGGGTGTCATCTTGTTCAGGTTTGTTACTACTCACTTCTGATGAATTTTCTTTAACCATTGAGTTCATGTTCCAATACTTTCCATTAGCTTCTCCTTCCATTGAAACACTATCCCCTGCTTTAAATGTAGTGCCTAACTTTTCATCAAATGTAGAATATTTTTTTCCATCTTCCATTTCAAATGTGTAACTCTTCCAAACCTTATTGTTAGTATTCCCTTCTTTAACTGATACAGATTTTATTGTTCCTGTTTTAGTTTCCATCATATTATCTCTAAAGCTCTTAATCCTAAATTAACCCAAAAGACAACATAAGTTATCTTAAGACAAATTGATAAATCTTCAAATTTAGTTTCCATCTTTAAGCACCTCCTTTCATTCCAAATAAAATTTTAATATATTCTTCCCAATTTATTTTTCTTTGATTTAATCTTTCTCTACGCTGTTTGTCAGCTTTCATCTTATAAAAAAATTTCTCATCAAATTTTAGTAGTATTGATTTCATAAGAATACTAAGAATACTTAGTTTATAAATGTTTCTATAGTCCTAAATTATTAGGTCTTTCAAACTTTTCTTGTAACCAGCGACGATAGATGTCACACTGAGGGAAAGTATCAATAGAATAACATCTCCAATAGTTCCCACTCATCTCACATCTTTTTACGGGAATATCACACTGAACTTCTGTTGTTCCTTTGAAAAGTTTTTCAATTTCTTCTTGATAGTCTTCTATCATTTTTACACCTTCAATTATATGAACTAATTTTTTTAATCCCATTAATATAACGCGGGGGAAGGAAGCCATCCCCCTAACTTTACGAGCCAACTTCCATAAGCCCATGATGTCTAATATTATATAGAAACAAACTATTTAAATTTAATTGAAATGCAATACTGTTCGTGCAAGTCCTGCACCTGTTCGAGTTTCAATACAATGCCCAATCTCGCAGAAGTGTTTATCCACTGAAAAAGGACTTGTTGGGACTACTTC